GCTGCAGGACCGCGGCTTCGCGCACTACCTCGCCGCCTACGATGACGGCGCCTACGCACGCACCCTGGTCGACGGGACGGTAGACCAGCACTGGCACACCGCGACCGCGCTCGGTCTGGTCCTGGAGACGCGCGATAAGAGCAACAAAGAACACACCGTCATCCGCGAGGGGTCAAAAACCTTTCGCTATGGCTTTCTGTTTGGCGCCGGTGATCTACGTGCGGGCGGGATCATCGCGGACATTGTCCGTGCAGTGTTGACTATCATGCCGGGTAGCCCGCTCTGCGAAAAAATCCTGGCCGGGAATAAGCATCCGAGCGAGGCCGTCCTACGGCAGATTGGCCGGCGCGCGCGCGACAAATTCATCGCCGCGACCCCTGGTCTGCGTGCGTTGCGCCAAAGGCTCTCGGCCGAGCACCGGCGCCACGGCTGGATCGAAGGGCTCGACGGCCGCCGCGTGCCGACCGGCGCCGATTATAAGGCGCTCAACCGCATCGTCACCGCGTCCGAGGCCATCATCTGCAAGCGCTGGCTCGTCGATGCGTACACTGAGCTTTGCGCCCGCTTCCGCTACGGACCGGACGGCGACGCTTATTTCACGCTGTGGATCCATGACGAGCTCGTCGTCTGCTGCCGACCGGCGATCGCCGAGCAGGTCGGCGAGCTGTTGGTCCGGCACGCCATAGAGGCAGGGAAGCACTACGGCTTCCGCGTTCCGCTCGGCGCCGAGTTCAAGATCGGGCGGGACTGGGCAGGAACGCCGCTCGAGGAGCCGACCACCGAACCGATCACCGCGGAGCCGACCGCACCATTTTCGCCACCGAACACCCCCACCGAAGAGGAGGTCGCCTATGCTGACGACTTCTAAATCGGCCCTCATCGACTACGCGCTGAGCCTCCGCGACTCCAGCAATAACCGCGCCTTCACGGTCGGCGCCAGCGACATCGGCCAATGCAGCCGCAAGGTGTGGTTTGCCAAGCACGGCGCCGAGCGTGATCCGGGTCGCGTCGATACCTGGGGCGCGACACTGCGCGGCCAGATGATCGAACAGCATTTCTGGGCGCCGGCGCTGCGCGCCCGTTTCGGGACCAGCCTAAAGTTCATCGGCGACCGCCAGCGACAGTTCAAACGCGGCTTCATCTCGGCCACCCCCGACGCGCTGCTCACCAACGCTCCGCGCGATATTCTAGCGCCGCTCGGTGTTGCGGATATTGGCGCCGATTGCCTGCTACTCGAGGCCAAGTCGGTCGACCCCCGGGTCAAGCTCGACGCCCCCAAGCCCGAGCATCGCTACCAAGCTATCGTCCAGCTTGGCGTTGTACGCGACACTACCGAGTATCAGCCCAATTTCGTCCTTCTCACCTATATCGACGCCTCGTTCTGGGACCTCACGACTGAATTTGTCGTCGGCTTCGATCCAGAGGTCTACGCCAACGCCAAGGTGCGAGCCACCAAGGTGCTCACCGCCAATGCGGCCTCCGAGCTACCGCCAGAAGGCTGGATCAGCGGCGGCAAGGAATGTGAGCACTGTCCATTCACCCGCGTCTGCGGTATCGAGCGGCGCGCCCTCCCGAACGGCGGCAGTCAGGTCGATCCACAGTTCGCCGCCGAAATGCGCGAACTCGCCGTCGCCTATAAGGCACGTCAGGCCGACGTCGACGCGGCCGAGGCGGCACTGCGCGCAAGCCAACAGAAATCAAAGAACGGCTGCGCGCCAAGCAGCTGCGCCGCGTCGCCGGCAGCGACTTCTCCGTGACCTGGACCCCGGTGAAGGGTCGACAGAGTTTCGATGTCAAAGCGCTGAGCGCGGCCGCGGCTGCCGCCGGCATTGGCGTCAGTGAATTCGAGGTGGCCGCCTCCCCCGGCGACCGTCTCGATGTCCGCGTGCGCGAAGCACGCTCCTACCATCAACAAAAGGAACCTTCAGATGGAAAACGATGATGACAAGGTGCCGGCCGTACCCGGCAAGAACCCCTTCGAGGACTACGCAGACCGCGTCGACAACACGATGCTGCTCGGCGCGCTCCTGAAGTTCACGAAAGGTGACTACCTCATCGGTCGCGACGGCGAGGAATGCCCGGTGCAGGAGGTAGTAGCACTCATGCCCGGGATCATGGCCGGCTGGATTCGCTGGGAAGACAATTTCCCGGTCGAGCACAAAATGGGACTACTGCTGGACGGCTTCGTCACGCCTGCGCGCGCGACGCTCGGCCATCTGGATCAGTCACTGTGGGACGTCGACAGCAACGGCAAGCCGCGCGATCCCTGGCAGGAAAACGTTTATCTGCCGGTGATCACGGTCGACGCGGATGTCATCTACACGTTCACGACCTCGAGCGATGGCGGTCGCCGCCGTGCGATTGCCCCGCTCTGTCGTGAATACGGCAGCCGCGTCCGCCAGCATCCGGACGAGATACCCGTCATTCCGCTTGGGCAGGATTCCTACTTGCACCCCGACCGCGCTATCGGGCGGGTCAAGTTCCCCCTGTTCACGCCGATCAAGCGTTGGGTCAAGGCCGAACCCTACCTCGCCGCCGTCATGGCGCACACCGGCAGGTCGCTGAAACTGCTGTCGCCGGCGTGACTATGACCATGACCACAATCGAATCCGATCTGCTGAGCAGCACAGCAGATCGGGTTCGTCCCTTCGCGCGCGTATGGGAGACACCAAGATGCACCCCGCCGCCGAATTCGTCGCCGCCATGTTCGGGCCGCACAAGAGCGGCCGCGCCTACATTGCTAGCTTGCCCAACATCAAGACCGAGGGCAAAGCCGAAGAACGGCACATCCTCACCCGCAGCTCGGCCGAGATCACCAATTTCATTCGTCGCCGCGACCAACCGGGCGAAGGTTGTTACGTCTGCGTCAACCCGATCAAGGACAAGGCCACGCGCCGCGCAGAAGCGACGATCACCGCGATCATCTGCGCCCACACCGATATTGATTTTAGCCAGGTCGAAGAGACACCGGAGGAGATCGAACGCGTTATTGTCAGCTTGTCGTGGCCGCCGAGCCGCGTGCACCATTCCGGCCACGGCCTGCACCTCTACTGGTTTCTGCAGAGCGCCCTCTCAGTCTCGGCCGAGGACCTCGCCCGCCACAAACAATTGCTGCGCCGAATCGCCGAGCTTCTCGGTGGCGACCCCGCGGCCTGTCTGATCCCGCAGCTGATGCGGCTGCCAGGGACGACCAATTCCAAGAATGGCGAGCGGCACCCGGTCGACATACTCAGCAAGCGAGACGATCTGCACTATCAATACGCAGAGCTCGAACGGCAAGTGGCCGCCACGCCAACGCCGCTACTGCACCAGAAAAAGCCGGCCGCGGCCGGCAATGGTGCTAGTCCCGACAATCCGTTCCTGGCCTTCGCTGCGGCCCATGCCGAAACGACCCCGCTCGACGTCGAGCAGCTGCTCGCCGACATCGTCTACCTCGGCCCCGGCGGCGGCGGCAACGCCCACGACACGCTGTTGCGCTCAACCGCCGCGTTGCTCAATCGCGGTGAAAAGCACGAAGCCGTCGTCGAGCGTTGTCTCGCCGCCCTCGCCCTCGCCGCTGCGCGTTCCGGGCGGATCATCGACCCCACGCGCGAGCAAATCATTATTGAAGAGATGTGCGACAGCTGGCTCGAGAAGCATCCGCCCCCTAAGCCGGGCAACAAGCCCAACAAACCCGCCCCTGGATCCATCCCCGCCGAACCGGCAACAACGCCGGTGGACCTGTGGAACACGTTTGAGCCGCCACGCTTACCGCACGGGCTGCTGCCCTCCGTGATCGAAGACTTCGCCTTCGAACAGGGTGAGGCCATGGGCGTAGACCCCGCCGGTCTCGCCGTCTCTGCGCTAGGGGTGTGCGCCGCCGCCATCCCTGATCACATTCAGCTTCGCGTCAAACGCTATGGCGGCTGGGTGGAATCGGCCCGGCTGTGGGTTGCGCTGGTTGGCGACCCGAGCACCAAGAAGACCCCGATATTGCGCCAAGTCATACGCCCACTAAAGCGCATCGACTCCGCACTGTGGCACGCCTACAGGACCGCCAAGGCGGAGTGGGATGCGCTGGACAAGGAGACCAAGCGCGTGTCGCCGCGGCCACGGCACACCCGCATCATGATCAATGACGTCACCGTCGAAGCGACGCAAGAAATCCTGTGCGATAGCCCAGACGGCGTGATGTACTACCGCGACGAATTGTCGGGCTTCTTCGGATCGATCGACAAATACGCCGGCGTCCGCGGTGGCGGCCACGACCGCGGCTTTTGGCTGCAGGCTTACAACGGCGACGCTTACACCTTCGACCGTATCGGCCGCGGCAGTGGGCACATCGAGCGGCTGTCAATCTCGGTGCTCGGTGGTATCCAGCCCGAGCCGATGCGCAAGCTGGCCGCGGATACAGTAGACGACGGTTTAATCCAGCGCCTCATCACCATCATGCTGCGGCCAGCAGGGGTCGATCGTGACGAAGAATTGTCGGACGCGGTCGAGAAATACGAAAGCCTGGTGGAAGACCTGCACCAAATGCAGCCGCCTACACTTGGCGACGTGACGTTCGAGGGCGCCGCCCGCGAAATTCGAGAAGAGATGGCGCGCAAGCACCATGAGGAAGCATCCACGGTCGAAATCATCAATAAGAAGCTCTCAGCTCACATCGGAAAATATGATGGCATGTTCGCCCGGCTCTGCCTGCTGTTTCACTGCATCGAGCACCCCGACGGCACAGCAGCACCTCAGATCGACTCGGCGTGCGCTCGCCGAGTGGCGGACTTCCTGTCTCAGTTCTTGGGGCGACACGCCCTCGCGTTTTACGCCAGCATCTACGGCCTATCAGACGACCATAATCGGCTCCAAGCGGTTGCCGGTTACATCCTGGCGCACAAAGTGGAGCGGCTGACGAACCGCGTCATCCAACGCGGTGACCGCACGATGCGTGGGCTTAAGCGCCACGAGATCGAGGGTATCTGCCAACAGCTCGACGCACTCGGGGTGGGTCGCCGAGGCGTCAAGAAGGCGCGCCACGGACCCATTGCGCTGGGACGTGAACCCGGAGGTTCACCGCCGCTTCCAAGAACGCGCGAAGCAGGAGATCGAACAGCGGCGGCGCTGGCGTGAAACCATCGCGCAGCCCCAGGCAGAAGGAGAGAACGAATGACGCGCGAGTGGAGCTATGCAGCCAGAGAGTGGCGGAGGTAGTACAACCACAATGCGCAACGTAGGTCGCGTATGCTCGCAAAAGACGAGAAGTGTCACCACTTGTCCCTTAGCGCGCGTGAGCAAAGAAGTGAGAATCTCTCTTTCTTTATATCTAAGGGCACGCCCGTCATCCCTTAAGGGACAAGTGGTGACACTGCCGAGCGGTTGGATGTTTGACGTTATGCGTCCCAAGAATAGCGACGCGGCGCGCGCAACCAGGCGGCGGGGCTCAGCGCGGCGCCCGCAAGCGCGACATGGCCGCGGCACTTGGGCAGCGTTAAGCCGCGCCAGCAGGATGAGCCGTGGTGGAAGCGTCCTCGTCAACCCGGCGAACGAACCACGTAGAACAATTTGCTACTTTTAGAAAATCAGTGGTATCGTTTTTGGCCCTCGTAAGCGTCTGAGCCTGCTGCTGAATATTCGTCGCGTTTCGATCCTTTCTCAAAACCAAGTCCCTGATATTACTCAGGAAAAGTACTAGGGTCCTAACCCATTGATTTCATTGGGCTCGACCCAACCTCGGATAGTGTCGTGCCTGACTACGGGAACAGGAAATCATCAAAGAAATCAAAAAGGTGGGGCGTAGTCATTTTTTTAGAGATGGACCCCATCCCGGGGCGCGGCGGCGTGCGCGTTCTGCTACCTGTCGAAAAGCATTAGGGGCCTACCATTTTACAGCGTCCCGCTGGCATTCCGCAGCCCATTGATATTATCGGCAGGAATCGGCGCGTTTTTCCAGCCTTCTCGCCTTCGAGAATATCATTTCGCCGGCGTTCGCGACGATTTAGACTGGCGATTCCAGAGGGCTTCCCATGCCGCGAAAAGCTGCCGACGCACTGGTTTTCCCGATCCCGGGTCCAAAGCGACTACACCCGCCGCCTGGCTTGTCGGAGGCAGCGAAAGTCGAGTTTGCGCGTATCGTTCTTTGCGAGAAGCCCGACCATTTCCGAGACTCCGACCTCAGCATGCTTTGCCAGTTCTGCGAGGCCGCGGCGCTCGCCGAGCTCGCCATCAAAGAGGCGCTGCGCGAGAGTCCGCCTAATGGGCGCTGGATGATGAGCTGGCGCGAGGCTACCAGGACCATGAAGGATCTTGCGCTGCGACTAAGGTTGTCCCCGCAGTCGCGTCAGCCCAACAATCCCCGAAGGGTGCGGCCGGCAGTGTCGTATTACGAGCAAGCGGAGCTCGAGGCGCATGACGAAGCTGAGTGACGTTGACCGTGACGCACTTAAACGCTGCATCGAAATGGCGCGCACGTATCCCGGCCGCGACGAACAAATCAGCTGGAAGCTCGGGAAAGGAGGGTGTAGCTGGCAGGATACCGCGAAGTTTTGTGCCTACCTTTGTCAGAGCAAAAACCTGCGCCTTGAGATCCAGGAATTTCCGCCGTGTTGGTTGCTCGATGCCGACGACACTGCGGGTCCCGCGTTCAAACGTAAGCCGGAGGCAGCGCGGTTGCTGAAGCGTCTACTCGCGGCTGGCCTCAGCCAGTACGAGCCTGATCCGATTCGCGTGCTCGCAGCTGCGGAGAAGCCTCTACAAGCGGCCGAATAACAGAGGCCCCCAGCACACCGCTGGGGCGGCTGGGGGCAAGTCAAGTCACGAAGGGGATGAAGCGCGGCAACGCTATGCCGGCGCTGCCGAGTGGCGCAACCCCCTTGCTTCGAGGCTCCCCATGCCGCCCATCATCCGTCTTTCCGACGCCGAGCTCGATGCCGTCTTCCTCGCGGCTCGACCGCTCGCTGTTCGTGATCGCGACGACTTCCTGCAGGAAGTTGCGAACGCGCTTGCCGGCTGCAGCGAGATCGGCCCCGGCACCGTGGCCAAGGCTTGTCGCGAGGCGCAGCGCAAGTTTTTCGATCCGCCCGAGCTCTCGCACGACGTCAGCAAATATCGCTGAGCATCACTGCCGCTCCGGGCAGGGCGCCGGATATAACACGCAGCTGTAAGTTACAGCGACCCCCAATGCAGACCGCGCACCGCGTGCGGCCAGCGCGCAATCTGACGCTGCGTCAGCGACGCTTTCCCCGTCGGGCCCGGCGCATTGATGCGAACGACGCGACCATCTTGCCACTTGGTGATCGATGCGCCGGCCCAAATTTTCTTGCCGGTCACCAGCTCGTGCAGGCGCATGATTTCGCGCCGCCAGCCCTCGCTGTCGTGGCCCGCGCGCTCACCGCGCTCGTTGAGATACTGATGCACCATCTCGTGTAGCAGGCGTGCCGCTGTCGGCCATCAGATCGGTGAACATCGCCGGGACGTTGAGCGTGATCGCGCGCGCCCCGCGTCTTTGCTCATTGAGCAGAACGCGAGCCGACGTCCGAACGGCTGGGTGTGGGTGATAACCAGCGGGATCGGCTTGAGCCGGCAGCGCTTGCAACCGCTCTGAGTTGCGAGACGATCCCGCGCTGCGCATTTTTACTATCGCGACACTGTAAAAACCCTAGCGAATCAAAGGGCATCACGATTCAGAACATTTCAGGTCTGCCTAAGGACGCGCCATCCCTTTTGCGCTAGGCTAAACGTGCGGCAAACCGACTTGTAGGGCCCTCGCCCGCTGGTGGCCACTCCCGGCGGGATATGGCGGCGAGGAGGCCCATGTTCGGCATGAGGCGACGTGAGTTCATCACGCTCCTCGGCGGCGCGGCGGCAGCATGGCCGCTTGCGGCCCGCGCGCAGCAGGCGGCGATGCCAGTGATCGGCTTCCTCAGCGGCGCATCTGCGGTGGCATACGAACCCATTGTCGCGGCGTTCCGACAAGGCCTAGCCGATGCAGGCTATATCGAAGGTCAGACCGTGACGATCGAATACCGCTGGGCAGAGGGTCAATATGATCGGTTGCCAGCGTTGGCGGCCGATCTCGTAGCCCGCAAGGCCGCCGTGATCGCTGCAGCTGGTGGAATTGGGTCGGCGCTCGCTGCTAAGGCTGCGAGTCCAACTATTCCGGTCGTGTTTGTGGCCGGCGACGACCCGGTCGCGTTCGGTCTCGTTGACAGCTTCAACCGACCAGGTGGCAATGTGACGGGCGTGAGCTTCCTCCTTCCCGCGTTGGAGGCAAAGCGCTTGGAGCTGCTGCACGACCTGGTTCCGAAAGCCGCCGTAATCGCAGTCCTGGTGAACCCAACCTTTGCGGCTTCCAATGTTCGAGTGACAGCTGCGCGCGATGCAGCGAACACGCTCGGATTGCAACTCAATATTCTCAACGCCAGCAGCGAACGCGACATCGACAATGCATTTGCGTCCATTGTGGAAAAGCCAGCCGGGGCACTACTCGTTACCTCCGATCCGTTTTTTGTCAGCCGGCGCGAGCAAATTGTGTCGCTAGCTACAAGCCGGGCAGTACCCGCAGCTTATTTTGCGCGCGAGTTCGCGACCGCTGGTGGCCTGATGAGCTACGGTGCTAGCGCATCGGATGCATATCGCCAAACGGGCATCTACACCGGTAAGGTCCTCAAGGGCGAAAAGCCAGCCAACCTACCGGTCATGCAGCCGACTAAGTTCGAGCTGGTGCTCAACCGCAAGACCGCGAATGTGCTCGGCCTTGCTGTCCCATCCACGTTGCTCGCCGTCGCAGACGAGGTCATTGAGTAAGTTGAGGCGTGCATTGTTGTGGCGCCTTTTGCTGCACCTGCTCACGACCGGAACTGGCATTGACCGGCCGCCAGAGTCGCGGCGATTGATGTCGGTTCGTTGAGGTAAAGCGGACTCGCCGAGACATTTCTCGGACGATCTTGCCGAGTAGGCCCGGGGAATTGCACCCCGAGCCCCTCACAGAACCGGACGTAAGCCTCTCGACTTATCCGGCTCGTGCCACCGCACGAAGGCTGCCGCCTTCATTGAACATCGGGTTCTTCCCGTTGCGGGTTGACCCGCGTCAAAATGGCGATGGCCTGCTGCGATGCAGGGCCCTGACCTGCTTTGGCCGCATCGACCTGCAGTCGACGCTTGGCGTCGGTTCCACCTTTACCATCTTCTTGCCGATCCGGGCGGCCGATCGGAGGCAAGCGGCATGAGCAGACGCATACTCGTCATCGAGGATACCGAGAACAATCGACGTATTCTTAATGATCTACTCACCAATGCCGGTTTCGAGGTATTGGAGGCTGTTGATGGGGAAAAGGGAGTTGCAATGGCAGCGGAGAGCCGACCTGACCTCATTCTGATGGATATTCAGCTACCGATCTTCGACGGCTATGAGGCGACCCGTCGGATCAAAGCAAATCCGGAACTGCGGCACATCCCTATCATCGCAGTTACATCCTATGCCCTATCCGGCGACGATGCGAAGGCGCTGGCAGCGGGATGCGACGGCTATTTCGCCAAACCGTTCAGCCCGCGCGTCGTTCTCGCCAAAGTGCGCCAATTCCTGGCGTGACGCTGAGGGAGCCGTTGCTTGCGAACTCCGCCGCGAATACTAGTGGTCGATGACGAGGTCATCGAATGAAGCGTCGGGCGTTCATCACGCTGCTCGGCAGCGGTTGCCCTTCGGCCAGCAAGGCGCGTGGGTCTAGTGAACCAACACGAGAAAGCCAATCATGAGTAAGGCAACCACTAATACCGAGTCCCTGAAATTGTGACTCGTGGGCGATTCCCAGATGGAGGCGAGTCAGATTCAACATGGCGAACCCAGGAGGCTCGTCATGTCGGCTCCGACACCATTGCGCCAGGATTTTGA